CCAAAACACGGCAAAGCAATGGACAATGCATTCATTAAGCACAGGGCAAAGAAAACAGACGGCACAGGTAAAAGCACAGGGCAAAGCAACGGTATAGGCGAGGGATATATAATAGAACAAGGAACCATTTTCATTTATTTTAAATTGGTTAAATATTCAAGGACGTAGAGGCGGGTCATTCGCCGGATTTAAGTTGGTGGTTTTCTTTTTTCAATCTTCGAATCTCATCATCATTTTCTTTGACGTGTTCACGAAGATGCGCAAGCTGTTTGAATACTCCATCGAAAGGGGTTGCTTCGTTTAATCTTTGGCCGGTTTGAAGTTCGGCTTTTTTGTCGAGGTGTGTATTTTCAAACATATCAATTTGCTCCTCACGGTATTTTAGAATCCAGGAGAATATTTCCTCCTCGCTGAGTTTGTGGTAACTCTTGCCGTACTTTCCTTTTCGGGCATTGTAAAGGCATAGAGTAATTTCCTCCAGCTTCATTTCCCAACATTCGTTAGCGATCCTGACGGCGGCATTAATCAAACAATCCTGCTGCGCTTCTGAATCTTCTATCATCATCGCTTTACGGGCCGATTCTAACAGGATATAAACCAACTTAGGCAGCATATCATTTCCATGAACGGCGCTGATTACGGATAGCTGAGTTCCATTCACAGCCTTTTCGGGTGTGAGTTTAGCAAGCATCGCCGCTAACTCAAACTTGCTTTCCTTGTTTTCTAAAAATTGCATCAATTTTATCGAATGCTCTTTGATTCCTGTTTTCAGGAGTTGCAGCGATTGATTTTCTGATTTCACTAACGATTGTGTCATACTTGGAATTTATTACTGATAAGTCAAAATGATTTTCTTTATACCATTCCGGCAATTTGTCAAGCAGCATTTTAAAGCTGTCCGCAAGTTGCTCGTTTGTTGGTTCGGCGTTTTCATTGCGCTTGCCGTAGGAATGTTTTAATTTTTTTAAAAGTAGATTAAGGCATTTGCCGTGTTGCCCGGTCCAATAAATTTCTTTTCCCAAAGAACTCCCCTTTTCCTCAAAAATCTTTTTACACATGGAATGAATAGAAATTTCAGGAAGGGGGGGCGGTACGCCCTCATCATTGGTTAATAGTTCCTTTGTTCCTTGTTCCTTGTTAATGGTTCCTTGTTCTATTATATATCCCTCGCCTATACCGTTGCTTTGCCCTGTGCTTTTACCTGTGCCGTCTGTTTGCTTTGCCCTGTGCTTAATGAATGCTTTGTCCAGTGCTTTGCCGTTTTTTGGCATAGCAGTTTGTAGGCTGATTATGTTTGCTGAATATTGATTTTGTGACTTTTTGATTAATTTAACGAAGCCCCACCTACATAGGTCATTAAAATGGGATATGAAGGTTTGGTGCTTTTTAATGCCAAGCGCCTCCATTGCCATTTGTGACGGGAACCCGAATTTATCTTTCCACCCTAACCTATTACAATGCTCCATAGCGAAGAAATAAATTGAAACATGGGTAGGCTTTATTGCTTCCGGATTCTCGAAGCACCAATCAAAAAAGCGTCTTGATAAAGCGTAGCCCTCCATAATTAATGGCATCCGCTTTGGTTTGGTTACGGCTGAACCTACGGCGTGGGGCCTGAAGGACGTAACCGCGCTACTCGCGGATGCTATTTAAAAAATAAATTTATTCGATTTCATTTGAACTTTATTCAGCATTAAATTCACGGTGCAAGTATAGGTATTTTATTCCGATTAACAAACATCAAATATTTATTTTTCCACAATCCCCCTGCATATTATAGGGGGTTAAATTCATTGAATAAATCAGGCCGCTTTCGCTCTACTGTTACTATGGTATCGTTATGACTTCCACCGTGAGGCACTAATAAAACCTCTAATAATTCCATGCCCCTTTTTATTCCTATACCGGAACTATTCCATCCGAAACACATCACTATCCCGTTGGCCTTTATGATTCGGGAAATCTCATTTATATGCTTCGTGCGCCAGCTTGCCTGAGTTGTTTCCATCGTTACCTCAATACCCACACTTTTATAACATTCGCTCACTTGCCGCAATGAATAAGGGGGGTCATAAAAAACAAAGTCAATCGAATTATCTTCAAACTTCTTTAAAAATTCAGTAGCATCTAAATGAAAGTCGGTAGTATAATCCGGGTTTAAATCATTGGTGACTTTGGCTAACCGGCTCTTATTTGCGAACGGGTCTATGCTCATCATTTCCGGCTTAAAATATTTATGAATTAACTTTTCAATACATTGAATGTCGAAGGTGTTAGAGTTTGGCATTTCCCATACCCGGCTAAATTTAATGCTCATACCACCTCCCATAAAGCACAGTGCGCATGATGACTTTTAGGGTCTTTGGTATTAGAAAAGCCAACTCTCTTAATTAACCCCTCCTTTGCGAGCTTAGCCATTAAACCCCCGTAGGCTTTCTTAGTCCCTGGTTGAGGTATATCGTTGGCCTCACAGTAGAAACGAGCCTGCTCACCCCTGAATTGATGCCCTGAGCCATGAATACGGCAATACTGCCTCAGCATAGCCATTGCCTTTAAGGTCCAATCTTCATGGAGCTTGTCGGCCGTTTCCAAAGCTAAATTTTGGCCGATTGTTTTCAGCTCTTCGCCGCTGAAGTTTAGTTTTAGCTGAGGGGAGTTAGTCATGGCATTGTCATTTATTGTTAAATGATAGCGATTGTTTCTGAAAGCCCGTGTACACCATTTCGGAGCCGTAGGAGCTTTAGAAATATCTATCGCTTCAAACGGAGTTTCGGAATATTTTAAAAGCCTTTTCGCGGCTGCCTTTCTTTGACTCATTTCTTTTTCAATAAGCACTTTCAATCAGAAGTTAATTAAATAAATTCTCATCCATCCATGTACGGCAAGCCCTGATTCTATTATATAACTTCTCAATATCCGATTCATTACGCTTAAACTCAAACGCAAAGTGCCTTTCCTGTAATGGGATTTCAACGAAGCCAGCATAAACAGCTTTTGAATTTACATCTGCATTAATATCAATTCCCCTTGTAGCGATATATTCATCAAAGGTTTTTTTATCGTAGGTATGGTTTGCGATAATTTGTAATTCAATCCATGCAGGAGTATTGCTTGAGGAATGATTGAAACTTTCGTAATAAAGTTCTTTATTGACTAAGGAGTAAGGGGTATTGTTTAGGCAATAATCTATATAACATTTATTAGCTCCTGTGAGCGCCATATACCCCGTTCCCTGCCATTTGTATTTATCACTTAACTCTGTTCCTTTGGCCCGGTTAAACGTAAATACATCCCATGAGCTTTTAGTGTCACGGATTATTTCTGCATGGTGAACATCTTCGCCTAAGAATAAGTCAGGCGTACCGCTTAGAAATTCATTCTTTAAATTAGTGACGTTCTTTTTAAAGAAAGTTTTAGTAATCCTGGAAACGGTTGTAATTGAATCTTCCTCCGTTTCGTTCCCTTTGTCTAAAAACTTTCCTTTTATTTCAGTGAACCTGTCATATTTTGCCGAGACAAAAACATCAATCAAATGTTTCTTTGTGGTCTCAGAAAGTTCACCACGTTCTTTAGCGGCCTTCTCTCTTGGCTCCGTCATTAAGAAAGCAAGAGACGAACAGCGGAATAAGATTTTATCAGCGTTCATTTCTTTAGCTCCTCCATTTTATCAGCAAACTTATCTACGTTCGCATCTGTTACCAGCGGCCTGAGTGCTTCTAATTCGATTGGGTCTTTTGCATCTTCAATCATTAGCGTAACCCGTTCAGCTTCTTTGTCGATTTCGGGGTGTTCGTTATCAATGTAAGTTACATTGGTTGCGTCCTCATCTTCAATTAAACCCTGATCCGTTATAACCGCCTTTTGCATTTCGATTGAAAGAGGGGCGAATTTAGAAAGTAATAATTTAATGACGGTCTTAATTGCCATTGCTTCAAAGTTTGTTTCCCATAAGCTATATGCTTTCGTTTTGGGATTCTTATAACTTTGAGAGAAGCTGCCGCCATGCTTTTTTAATTCCTCAACGGTCATGTAAAGAGTTTTCTCAAACCCGTTAAGGAGTTGAAAAAATCCTGCATAACCGATAACTTTTTCTGAGGTTCTTTTCGTGAAGTCGAATTTATATCCGGTCAAAGGATTGGATTCGATTAATTGACCTTCATAGATGGGCGCTGCGGCAATGGTCTTGAATTGACCGGACCTTTGCGCAAGCTGAATGAATGACTTATAGCCCATCTGAAATTGAGCTATGGTCTTATATCCTCCGTCCTTTTGCTTTGCATTGTAGGGAACGATATATGCCATGCCGAGCGCATTGTTTAAGGGCAGGTCAAGAGTTGCCGCAACCGCCGCTGCATGGTATATACTCGAAGGCTCCGCTTTTGCAAGCAAGTCATTAGAGGCTACACACTGAAGTACTGAGGTTATAAACCCCTGAGACTTTTTGCCAAGTAATTCCTGGAATTTCTTTTTAACATTGTCCTGCTCAAAGAACTCTTTGAGGGTAGGCATTTTGGTTTGAAGATTTGTCATATTTTATAAAGTTTAAAGTTCGATTGAAAAAAGAGAGGGTTTCTGTCTTTCCGTTGCTGTCCATAGGCGCATCAAGCAACTCCCTCTCATTACTAACTACGCTTTTGTTTCGCCTCCTAACTTTTCAAGCGACGCAATGGCCTCACGTAAGATTTCTAACTCCTTTTCTTTTGCAGCGACATTGATTTTGTCGGCAAGGATTTCCTGAAATAACTCCTCGGACTGCCTTTGGAGTTTTGCTAATTCGCGGCCTGATACTTTTACTTTCATAATGATATTTATTTAAGGTTAATTATTTACTTTCTACTTCCTCTCTTGAGGGAATAATATTTTCAGAAAAGAAGGTGTCGCAATACCCTTTTGCTTTCAGGAGTACCTCGTTCCATTCTTCCTCGGTGGACATTTCTGCCCCCGTCAGAAGTGAACTAATACC